ATACTTACACTGAAGTGTTTGTTAAGTTCAATCCCGGCGCTTCCGCTTTCACTAACGCCGTTGGCATCTAAGGAGCTAAATCATGGCTATTTCACGCGCACAACTGCTCAAAGAATTACTCCCCGGCTTGAACGCTTTGTTCGGTCTTGAGTACGCTAAATACGGCGAAGAGCACAAAGAAATCTACGAAACAGAGTCATCTGAGCGTAGCTTCGAAGAAGAGACAAAGCTGTCTGGCTTTGCTGCTGCACCTGTTAAAAACGAGGGTTCTGCCATCGCTTATGACAATGCACAGGAAGCATTTACTGCACGTTACACACACGAAACCATTGCGATGGGCTTTGCCATCACAGAGGAAGCTGTGGAAGATAACTTGTACGACAGCCTGTCTTCACGTTATACCAAGGCTCTGGCCCGTGGTATGGCTTACACCAAGCAAGTTAAAGCCGCTTTTGTGTTGAACAACGCCTTTGCTGGCGGCCCAACATACGGCGACGGCGTGGTGCTTTGCTCTACTGCTCACCCCTTGGTTTCTGGTGGTACTAACAGTAACACTCCATCTACTCCTTCCGATTTGAACGAGACTTCTCTTGAGAACGCCGTTATTCAGATCGCTGCTTGGACAGATGAGCGTAGCTTGTTGATCGCTGCTAAGCCTAAGAAGCTGGTAATTCCACCTGCTCTGCAATTCGTTGCGACTCGTCTGCTTGAGACCGAACTCCGCGTTTCTACAGCCGACAATGACATCAACGCTTTGAAGAACAATGGTTCTATCCCTGACGGCTATTGCGTTAACCACTACTTGACAGACACCAATGCTTGGTTCCTGTTGACAGACGTGCCTAACGGTTTGAAGCACTTTATCCGTACCCCCATGTCTACTGGCATGGACGGTGACTTTGACACAGGTAACGTTCGTTACAAAGCCCGTGAGCGTTACAGCTTTGGCGTGTCAGATCCACTGGGTATCTTCGGTTCACCCGGAGCCTAATAAAACAGCCTCACGAGGGCTATTTGGGGCCACCTTCGGGTGGCCTTTTTGTTGTCACAAAGGTAAACTACGATGAACTTGCAGCCGTTTTGGTTGCATAAATTTAGGGGTATATCATGAAATTTGAAATGGAATTTGGCTACTTTGGCAACAACAAATTGTCTATTGAGACTCACGATTTTGAGATGATTGAAATTTTTCAACAGTTCGTGCAATTTCAGGAAAACTACGGTTGGGCTGTTGAGTACATAGCAGTACCTGACGACGAAGAGTTTGAAGACGAAGATGAGACCGAAGAAGAGTTAGATGGCGCTGTGGCTGAAGCCGCCGCAGAAGCTGCTAATAAAGAGTAATACTAAGGGGCTTCGGCCCCTTTTTTCTTTTTGGCTTTCTTAGCAATACGCTCGTCGTGGTGGTGTATACGGTGGCAGTTGGCGCAAAGCACAACACACTTCTTGACTTCTTCCATGGCGCGTTTAAATGCCCTGTTTTTGAGCAGTTTGTTGACCGAGGCTTCTTTGGTATCGCTGTTTATATGGTGGAAATCAAACGTAGCTGGGTGGTTCTGCCCACACTTTACGCAGGCTAATGTAGCTTTAAAGCTACGCCACTGATCTTTATACGCCTTGGCCGAGGCTTTACTTGCGGCAATTACAGTCGCTTTATTTTTTTCATAGTACGTATTTGCGTACGTCTTTTGTTTAGTTTGCTTAACTTTTGGATCTTTATACGGCATGCTTGATCCGATACCGCCAGTACAACGCCGTTTTAAAACCCCAAGGTTTAGATGGCTCAAACATTTTAAAACCTATAGCTATCAAACTGTTAGCAGAAGCGGGGTTTTGATGGGTGTCCGTGATGACCCAGTTCATGCCTAGTCTCTTGGCCACTTTAAGACGCTGTCGGATAAGCCGCTTCTGGAGTCCCTGTCCTTGATGAGTTGGTATAACGCCTGCGCGACATAGGTACATAGTGTCAGACCAACGAGTAGAGGGGACAATACCACCAAAGCCAACGGCTTCACCGTCTTGCGAGTAAACAACATGCCAGTATCCTTGTGTAATTGGGTAAATTTTATCGTGGGGGAGACATGCTTTTTGAAGCAACGTCAATAGTTGCACCACCTCTGGCTGACGGGTATCAACAGGGACGACGCGGTATTTCATGCCTCCATAATGCCGGAGGATTGTGACAAGAAAAATAAGTGTTGCACACTTAAAAATACCGTGATATAAATACAGCAATCCGGGCTTATCCGGTGTTCTGACAGTCCCGGCTGACGACATGCAGACAGAACACCCCAACTTGCATGTAAGGAATACATCATGGCACGCACTACGTTTCAAGGCCCAGTTCGTTCATTGGGCGGCATTTATCAACAAGGCCCAGCTACTGTTGTTGACATCACAACAAGCACCACATTAAGCCCAGAAGCTCACGGCGGTCGTATCATCGCTGTTGGTGGTTCTTTGGCAGCTGCATTGACATTGACTTTGCCAGCTATTAACGTATCAACAAACTCTATTACATCTGGCCCCGGCCAAGACCCAAACACAGTTAACAACGAAGGTGTTGTTTACACAATCTGGGTTCCTACTACCATCTCTACAAGTTCTTTAAAGATCGGTACTAACGGCACTGACAAATATGTTGGTTCAATCACCATGAACGACGTTGACTCAGACGGCGCAGCATTGGTTGGTTTCTTTGCCGCCGCTGCCAATGACTTTATTAACTTGAACGGCACTACCACTGGCGGTGTTGCAGGTTCATGGATACAGATCGTTGCAATTGCAGCCAACAAATACATGGTTAACGGAACAGTCCTTGGCACTGGTACTGTTGCTACACCATTCGCTAACTCCTAATCAACCCAAGGGGCTTCGGCCCCTTTTTTAAAGGAGATTGATTATGATGCAAACAGACGTTAAATCGGGCCACCTTAACAACTCAGGTTTTGTTGTTTTGGGGCGAAATAGGCTCAAAGCTGTCTCTATGGTTGGTACAGCTACGGCTGGAACACTAGACATCTTTGACACGACCACAGCACCCGTTGCTGCTACATACGAGCGGGCTGGCACTCTTATCACTGTTACAAAAAGTGCACATGGATTGGTTACTGGGAATGTAGTCGGACTTACGTTTGCAACAGCAAGCGGATCATCTGGCACAAACGGTAACTACACAATTACACGCACAGGCGCAAACACTTTTACAGTTACAGATATTAACTCTGGAACTATTGTTGCCGGAACAGTAGCTGCATACGCATCTTTGTGGCTTGCTAGTTACGATACTGGTGCGTCTGACTTGTTTGGTAATTTTGCTTTAATTCCCGGAGAAGGTATTTTGGCAAGAAATGGTATCTATTTGAGCATGAGTAACTTACTTTCTGCGAACATTTACTATGGCTAAGAGTCCAGCATGGCAGAGGAAAGAAGGCAAGTCCGAGAAGGGCGGCTTGAACGCCAAAGGTCGGGCCTCCGCGAAAGCGCAAGGTATGAACTTGAAACCTCCCCAGCCGGAAGGCGGCTCACGGCGCGACTCCTTTTGTGCAAGGATGAGTGGCATGAAAAAGAAGTTAACCTCTGCCAAGACAGCAAACGATCCAGATTCACGCATCAACAAAGCTCTTAGAGCATGGAATTGTTAACATGACTACACATTCCGACACAGTTAAAAGCACGCTGGATATTGTTTCGGTGTTTGCAACCATAGGATCATTCTTGGAAATGTTTACCCCAGTATTTGGTCTTATTGGTGCAGTCTGGACAGTGATGCGAATTGCTGAAATGATTGCGGGTAAACCCTTTGCTGAACTTATTCGCAGGAAAAAAAATGCCGTCAGTGAGTAAGAAGCAACACAATTTCATGGCAGCGGTGGCTAACAACCCAGCGTTTGCTAAGAAAGCAGGCGTCCCACAGTCTGTGGGTAAAGAGTTTAACGAGGCCGACAAAGGCCGTAAATTTTCTAAAGGTGGTGATATGAAAAAAATGAATATGGGCGGATACGCCGACGGTGGTATGACCATGGTTAAAGGTAAAGACGGCAAAATGGTTCCTGACTTTGCCGCTGACGGCAAGGGTAAGATGGCCAAAGGCGGCATGGCTAAAAAAATGAAGTTTGATGATGACCGGGAACCCGGAAGTTCAGGTGGTAGTAAAGGCGACCGCGTGGGAGCACCCGGAGGTGACGATATGGTTGGCGCGTATAAACGTGGCGGCATGGCTAAAGCAGACATGAAGCAAGATAAGTCTATGATGCAAAAGGCTGTGAACAAGCATGAAGGCCGTTTGCACAAAGGTGCAACTATGACTAAGCTGTCTAAAGGCGGCATGGCTGCATCCAAAATGGGCTCGGTTAAAACTTCTTCTAGTCGTGATGGTATTGCTACTAAAGGCAAAACCAAAGGCACAATGATTACCATGAAAAATGGCGGAAAGTGCTAAGCCATGAAAAAATACGCTGAAGGTGGTATCTATACCGCTGAAATGGGTAAACCCCCAACAGACCCCGAAGGCGTGCCAGCGGATAAAAAACCTGCGGCTAAACCCGCGCCTAAGCCAACGCCTAAGAAGACTGCGCCCCCAAAAGACACAGTGTTCCGCGAAGGTATGCCAGTTCCACAAGATGTAGATGGTGGATCTGCCCCCCGCAAGAAAAAGATGGCCAATGGTGGCGTCACTCGCGCAGACGGTATTGCCCAGCGTGGCAAGACTCGCGGAAAAATGTGTTAAGGAAATAATATGTCATCCCCAAAACAAAATGCCTCGCCCGAAGAAATGCGCAAACTCGCTGAGCTTAATAAAGCGTTGTATGGGACAAAACCCAAAATACAACCAATGCCTCCTAAACCTTCTCCTATCAATCAACGAAACTACGACCGTTTGGTCGCAAAGGCTGAAAAAGGCCCATTGAGTCAAATCGATCAAAGAAACTTGGCTTTTGCGACCAAAAAATTGGGGATGAATAGCCAGCCTCAAACGCCTCCAATAGCTCAAATGCCCCGAATCAAATTCCAAGGTGATACCGGTGGTGGAATGATAGGTACAATGGGCGGCACAGGATACGATTTGGGGACTGCTAGCAATTTGGGTACTGCTGGCGGCGGTATGCCACCTGCTGGGAATGTCCAACAGACTGTAAGCGGTGGACCCCCACCAAACTATGGCGGGATGACAATGAAAAAAGGCGGTTCTGTTTCTTCAGCCTCTAAGCGTGCGGATGGTATTGCTACAAAAGGTAAAACACGCGGAAAGTATATCTAATCATGGCAACCGTAAAACCAGCGGCTAAAGTAGTTAAGTCTTTAAAAAAGGCTGGGTTTTATGGTGCAGCCGAACCCAAACGGCTGGCTATTATTAACAAAGTTACAACTAAACCCCAGCGGATAAAGATGGTTGATAAGATGTTTTTAGCCAAAAAAACTAAAGGTAATCCAAAATGATGCCAAGCCGTGGAATGGGAGCCATATCCCCAAGCAAAATGCCCGGTGCAAAGAAAAAGGCACGTCGGGATAACACTGACTTTACCCAGTACAAAGAGGGTGGTAAAGTTAACGCTGCTGGCAACTACACGAAACCCGGTTTGCGCAAGCGGATTGTGTCTCAGGTAAAGGCTGCAAACACTCACGGCACAGGCGCAGGACAATGGTCTGCACGCAAAGCACAACTTGTAGCTAAAAAATACAAGGAAGCTGGCGGAGGGTATAAAGATTGAAAGCCCCACAACAATCCCTCAAAGACTGGGGCGACCAGAAATGGAGAACCAAAAGTGGTAAAAAATCTTCTGACACAGGTGAAAGATACCTTCCTTCTGCTGCGATTAAAAGTCTCAGTCCAAGTGAGTATGCTGCGACAACGCGTGCAAAACGTGCTGGCAAAAAAGCCGGAAAACAATTCGTAGCCCAACCTAAAACTATTGCAAAGAAAACGGCAGGATTTAGATGACTACTACCGGAACCACACTGTTCAACATGGACTTCACGGAGATTGCCGAGGAAGCTTGGGAGCGTGCGGGCCGTGAAATGCGTTCTGGCTATGACCTGCGTACAGCGCGTCGTTCAATGAACCTGATGACTGTTGAGTGGCAAAACAAAGGCATTAACATGTGGACGATGGAGCAGGGGATTATTAACCTGACTCCGGGTTTAGCCACATACGCTTTGCCGACTGACACCATTGATTTGTTAGAACATGTAATTCGCACTGGATCTAACACTGCTTCTACGCAGGCAGACTTAACCATCTCACGCATTAGTGTTTCTACCTATGCAACTATTCCAAACAAGCTTAGCCAAGCTCGCCCAATTCAAGTCTGGATTCAAAGACTTTCTGGCGAAACTAACCCAACCAATTCGGTCTTGGTGGGCGCGATTACGGCAACAGACACCACAATAACGCTTAACACCATAGTGGGTTTAGCTGGCTCAGGATTTATGCGTATTGATTCAGAAGATATTTACTACACATACGTATCAGGGAATACCCTAGGTGGTGTGTACCGT